CACCAGTACTATCAGCAATAGAACCAGCAGAAGTGCCGTCCTTAGCTTTGATGTTGGTTACTTCTAGATTGGTTGTGTCTACAGTAGTAGAAGCTAGGCTTGTGATCGTAGTTGAAGCAATAGTACCGCCTTCAACTTTGTTGCCAGAGATTTGGTCATCGGCTAGCGTTAGTGTGCCACTAGAGACATCCAAGGTCTTACCAGTGCCTACTGTGATGTCTGACGTAGCAATAGTGGCACCGTCGATAGTACCACCGTCAATGTCTGGAGTGTTTACGTCAGGAGAAGTTAGAGTCTTATTAGTAAGCGTCTGAGTGCCAGTCAGTGTGGCAACGGTAGAGTCAATAGCAAAGGTAACAGCATTACCTGAGCCAGACGTATCAATACCAGTGCCGCCTGTAAACGTCATAGTCTCAGAATCTAAATCAATGCTTAACGCACCACCAGAGTCTGCTTGGAAATCAAAGTCCTGAGCAGTTACTTGAGCATCAACGTAGGCTTTTACAGACTGTTGAGTTACGAGTGCTGTAGCACTGTCTGAAGACAAATCATCTTCATCAAGAATAGTTGTGACTGTTGCGCCAGAGGTTAGTGTAAGACTATCGACATTGGCAGTCCCATCAATATAAAGGTCTTTAAACTGGAGTGAGGCAGTACCCAGATCAATATCATTAGTAGTGACAGGTACGATAGAGCCATCTTGAATACGAATCTGCTCGACTGCTGCACTAGAAACCTCTACATAAAAACCCCAACGATTGTTGGTGCTGTCTACTTCAATTTTGTTAAGAAAATCTAGGTCGCCAATCTTAAAGATGTTACCACCTTGACCAGCTGAACCATCGTGACGATGACCAGTAGAAGATGCTGAAGTGCTTGAATACGTAAAGGCATTAACTAACTGGTTATACTCATCATTAAACAATGAGGCCGTAATAGTGTCGCCATCACTTAACGTACTTTGTCGAGTGTAATTCTGGGCCATGTTTATCTCCTACCTGATGGCATATAATCTATGTAAAGGCCATTGATTGCGTATGGCGCTTTAGTATCTGTACTTGTAATTCTAAAACTTACTGTGTTTCCGCTGCCTTCTACGGGCTGTCGAACCATTGGGTCGTTACTAGCGCCAAAGGTTGCTGTACCAAAAACAGCGCTACCAAAAATTGCAGGAAGCGGCACAGAGTCCAGTGTATAATCTGGAGGCTGTGGAATATCTGTATCTTCATAGTCAAATCGCATACGAAGTGTTGGCTGAATCTCACCTTCTGGGCTAAGAGACAACCGTGCATACTTAACTGTCTTACGTGTACCTATATCACCAAAGTCAAAGTTTGGTGTCTGATAAATAGCCTCTATGTTTGAAGCAACACCAGCGGGATTAAAAGCATTGCCTGCATCATGATTATAGATATATCCATCTTTATCACCATGAAAGGCTTTTTCAACTCCATTGTTATCAAATCCTGTTGTAAGTCCCATAGCCTGAATGCCAAGTGTTTCAGCCCATTCAAAGCCATTAGCAGTAAACGTACCGATAATCCCTTTAGAAACTGTTGAGCCTAGTGTCGCATCTGTATAAAATAAACGATACTGAGACTTAGAACGCAGTACACAACTGTCAATAGTAAACTCGTTGATTGAATCTGCTATATCTCCGATAACACTTTGAATCTGTCGAGACACAGAACTCAACTCAACGTCACCAATACGGGCTGTACCGGCAATAGTACGAATACCGTCAGGACTTAAGAACAGCAAGTCACCGCCAATCTCTTGAATGCTGTAGCCTGACAAACACCCTACGTTTTCTGTAATAGGGTCGATACGTATATTTGCAGCATCGTTAATGTTTATAAGTTTGTGAATGCTGTTTTTAGCAAACACAATTAAATCAGTACGGAACCCACGAATGCCTTGAATCTGATCTGATATAACCACTAAGCCAGAACCAGTACCTGTAAAATCATCAGGACGATTATATGCACTATAATAAACTGTATTTAAATTATTTTCTACGCCTGCTGCAATAAGGTGATGGTCGTGATTGGCTATGTACTTAACGCCATTAGTGCCATCTACTGTAATTTCAAACGCAAAGAATGTACGAGTCGTTAGTGCGCCAGTGCCTTCCATGCGGAACGAATAAAGCTTGTTAGCACCGTCTGCAATAATTAACTCGCCATAGTCGTATGTTGCACCTTCAAAGAGTGCGAATGAGCATTGACCTTGACCTGTACGTGTTAAGGCACTGCGACCTGTAAAAGTGGTATAGTTATCACCACCATTAGCCACACTGTCTTTATTAATTTGTATCCACGTTGAGCCATCAAGACTAAAATATATATCAGTACCTGAACAGACAACCACGCCATCGCCATACACAAAAATCCCAAGAACGTCATTATCAGTATTGGGACGTGTATCACCATATTGCGTAAAGCCATTAATACGTCGATAGCCGCCATCAGGATCTACCTCAAAGTTTCTAAGGCGTGTAGCAAGTCCGGGCTGTCGAAGCATTTCAAGCTGATTGAGGTTGGTGTTTAAACCACCTCTACATGAAATGCCAAAGGGCTGAGACATTTATACAAACCTCACGCGATCTGTTTTCATATAGTTAGGCGTTGGACTCATGAGGTTTCCTTTCATAAGCTTTAGGCCACGCTTATAATCTTCTAGTGCAAATGCTGCAGCTTGAGAGCTTTCTTTGAACTGATGAATGTAGTATCTAGCTCTAGCAAGTAATACAGGCTTGTAAATATTTGGGAATACAATTTCATCCCCGTGTGCGCTTAGCTCTGTTGGCAAATTATATGCAAAGAAATAAACGCGATAAACTTTATCTGGAATAGGGCTTAGTCCAAACTTACGATTATCTGGGCTAATAATAACTTTGCGAGGCTCTCCATAATTTTGCGTATCTGCATCATCTTGGTTTTCTGCTGTGCGTACAAAGTCTTTCCATTCTTCTGTAGTTGTAAACTTAAGATTTTTACTTACATAAGGCGCTGACTCACCATCTACACCAATTGTTGTCAAGTAAAAATTATCCCAATCAATGTAACCATAGTCTGTTGTCAAACTAGACGACGCAGCTTTTAACAAATACCAACGAGTGCCTGCTACAGTTTCTACATAAGTATTACCATAAAAAGGATCTGTAGAACCGCTTGTATCTACAGCAAGAAAAGGCCATTGAGGTTCTTCATTAACAATATCAAGGTATGCTCTGTTTACACAATCCTTAATATGTTGCTGAACACCAATAGCCCCAGCAAACGTCGAAGATGTGAGAGCTACTTCATTCAACTCTCGCAACAACTCGTTTGTAATTTCAAGATAAGTAGCAGCCATTATTTCTTATGAACCTTTTGAATTTCAAAGTTAGCTTCTTTTGAAGCACCTTTGTGGGGTTTGTAGCCATCTCTAGGATCTTTCATGAGCTTATATTCTTTGCCCTTCTTCATCCAGTGATAGCCTTCAGGGGCTTTGACTTTCATTTTTGACGCATTGACATGTTGTAGTCTGCTTTAGTCATGCAAGCCTTTTCCATGTCTCGAATACTGCTATAACCTGCTTTGCCGCCATGAGCCATTGGGTTACGGTACATTCCACCACCCATATAAGATTCTCGTGCTGTGCCGCCCATACCATATTTCATGCGCTTATCTTTTTTCATTCCCATCTTTCTTTCTCCCAAAAATACGATCATAATTTTCATCGTATTTCTTTTTATTTTCGCTTTTTAAATATTGACCGCTAACTTTAACTGTCCGTTTAGCGCTCATACGAATAGGATTTTGTTCGCTTCCAATCTGTGGCATAATAGAAAAGGGGGAGTATTTCATCCCCCACTCCGCTTTAGTCGATGCCGTAGAAGGCAGAGACAAGTGCTTCAGGACGAAGTACTTTGGCTCCGTAGACGTGAAGACCACGTACAATGTCACCAAAGCTTGCAGTGTCACGGACTACTTCAGTATTGATGATAGTCTGTGCAGTACAAGTAGATGAAATGTGACCAGCAATACACTTACCAGCTGCGTTAGTAGTAGCTGCAATGTTGTTAGTCTTGTACATGTCAAAGCCACGCAACTTACCAGAAGATACGAGACCATTACGGATTGAACCTTGACCAGCGTTAAAGTCAACGCTCATGAGCTTAGAGCTAGTCTGTACAAGCTGCTCATAGAACTCTGGGTTAGCAAGGAACCAGCGACCTTCTTCAGGAACACTTTGCTCGTCAAGAAGACGTGCCATGTGTGAAAGAACATCAATTGGATCGTGCTCGCCAGAAGCATAGCCGATGTCAAGGTTACCAGTACCATCAAAAGTACCAGCTGCAAGATCAGTTGCACTGTCCGAACCAAGGATGTGGTTTGGAGCTGACGCAGGAACGCCTGCAAACAACTTAGCAATTACGCCTGTGTCGAATGCATCACGCAATGCGTAAGCAGCTGAAGATGAAGCAACTTCTTTGAAGTTTACGTGTGACATTGAAGATTCGATGTCGTCTACGATGAACTTGAATGCGTTCGCCGTATCAACAACAAGAGTTACTTCGTTGTCTGTTAAAGTTGTTGCAGTTACAGAACCACCACGCTCATACTGATCAACAGTGATTACTGGCTCTTTAATGATTTTAACTGAATCACCAAATGCAGAAATCTCACCAGCATAATCGGTGTTAGTGATTGCTTCTGCAACAGATGCTTTACGGAAGAAGTTAAGTACCTTCTTGGAATAGACTTCCGGCATAAAGTTGTTGCCAGAAAAGTTGCTCCCCGATGATTGAGCAAAATACTGATCGGATGTATTACTAGCCATTTTTAAATCTCCTAATAAAAAACAAAGTTAGTTAACTACTCTGCCTTCCATAACGGCTTGATCAATTTCCTTTTCGTAGCGATCATAGTCGTTCATAGACAGGGCAGCTATTTCCCGTCGTGTCCAAATTTTAGGCTGCTTAGTATCTACGCTTGTTGTTTTTGTAGATACCATGTCTGCAGCATTACGATTGGACTTTTGGCGACTTGACTGAGTTGCGGGTTGATTATTAATACTCATACCCATTTCCATTTTATAGAAGTCAATTGCACGACTTGCTAATCCTACATTATCTGGGTTATTATAGATCCAGTTTTGAATTTCTTCAGGCTGGCCTTTAGCCCATTCATGAAATCCGTCATCTCCACGAATATCTTCAAAGTCAGGATGGCGCTCTCGCAACTTAGTTTCAGCTTCACGTCGAGCAATCATTGCTTCTCGCTCTTCGATAGCCTGCATCTTTTGTTGAAGGGCTTGTACTTCTTTCTGGCTTCGTAGATGTGCAACAGATTCTACGGTTTCATACAAATCAGGATATTCAGTTCGGAACTGTTCAAGTTCTTCTTCAGACTTTGGAGGTTGATATGATGGCTGAGCGCTTTGTGCTTGTGCCAACAACTCTTGCTCTTTTTGTTTGAATTCTGCTATCCTTTCATCATAATGTTTTTTAAGGTCGTCGTACCTTTTTTTATAATTAGTTCCTTTTTGTTTTTGAGGGGCCGGACTATCTGCTGTCTGGGTAGCCTCTTCTGGAACGTCATCACTATAAAATAAACTTCCTGCAGATCCTTGTGCATCTGGCTCCTCGTGCCAAGATTTGTTTGCATTGTAAGGATTTGCTTGTGGTTCTTGTTCTACTTCAGTCATGTCTTTCTCCTTTTCGGGGCTTGTTTTTTATTGAGGTGGCCGAACAAACGGGGTCTCAACACTACAAGGTGGCCTAAAAGTTATAAATATGATAAGGGGCTAAAAACTTCTTAGGTAGCCTTATCGTCTCATTAAGCTAGGAACGCGATTAGCGTCGAGCATTTGCTCTTCGATTTGATCATCGCTCATAGCTTGGTCTGGCAAGTCAGCTTTTTCATCTTGTGTTGGATCATTCATGATTCCACCAACTGCCTTATTCTGTCGTTCAGATTGTTCTTCAGCGTCTTTCATCATTTCTTCTAGTTTTTCTACGCCAATAACATCTACTGCTTTTTTGGTAAATACAAACTCACCGTCTGAAAGTCGTGCAGGTATTTCATCTGATGTGCCTGTTCCCGGACCATCAACTTCGCCTGAACCTGTAAACTCTGCAGAAGACAAAACAATTTTATCAAACAATTCACTAAGCCTATCATCAGACTCTAGCGCTTTGTTTACGTATTCTATTTCATCATCTGATAATGTTTCGTCCATGACATATGAAACGTAATCGTCTTCCATTTTTTCATCAGGCTTTATGCCTTCAACAGGAACTAGTAATCCCATCATGCCTCCTTCGGCTTTTACTTCGCGTGGGCCTAATTCTTGAATAAGTCCTTTAAAACCTTTAAACATGTTATAATCTTCTGGTGAAACATTAGAAATAAACTCACGAGTTTCTTTAGGGTTAAGTTTTTTTGCATAATCTTCAAGCTCTCCTAAAGTATTAAATAGTTGTAAATTATCTGCAACGTCACTAGGCTCCATTCCTCGTATAAGCTCTAACGTATCTTCTTGTACATCTCCCATGTCTGGCGAAAGCTTAGCACGGTATGATGGAGGTAAATCAGCCATTAATGCTTCTAAGTCATCTGGATCCATGTTGTCTAAAAACTCTGGATCTTGCATTAAAGCATCTTCTAACATTTCTGCTGTTCTGTCTGCTTCTTCGTCTGCAACAGTTGCTTTACGCGCAGCAGTAACTTTTGGTGCGTCTCTAGATGCTTTTGCACCTGCAAAACTTAAAACTTTTTTAGCTAAAATACCACCAACGCTTTTCGCTTCACGCTCTAGTTTTGTTGTATATTTCTTACCATCAAATTCAAAAGTATCTTCACCTGCTTTGAATGCAGCACTAAAAGCTTTTTCAAATTTTGAAGCTTCTTTTTTATTTTCAGGAGGGTTGTCATTTACCATGTTCCAAGCCGACATAGCCCCGCCAGTCAATAAAGAGCCTACGCCAACTCCAGCAATGCCGTATTTTCCTGCTTTTTTACGAGCTTCCCTCATTTGCTTAGCTCCGCCTAAGTCTTCAGCAATTTGTTGTCGTCGTGTAGGCGAAGTAATTAAAGAAGTTAAAGTCAAGTTTAAATCTTCTAGTAGCGTTCCTTTTAGTTTTCCACCGCCGCTTCCATAAGAAAAAGCTTTTTCAATAGTGTCTATTTCTTTTGGATCTAAACTATATTCTTCTGCAATAGCTATGCTTTTATCTTTTTCTTTGAAAGACTTAGGAAACTTTGTTCCATCAGCAAAAGTATTTTCTTCAATATTTTTATGAATTTTAGTTGCGTTCTTTAATGCATCTTCAGATATTTTATCTGTTTCAAAAGCATCTTTTAAATAATTTGCAACCTTAACAACTAATTTACCTTTACTATATTGTTGTCTTTCTGGTGGCACCATTAAAGATTTGTCATACATTGTCATCTTTGAATTCCTTTGCGGCTCTTACTTGTGCTGGAAGTGTCATGAGATTATCCAGAAAACTCACTCTCCCCTGCTTGCGGAACATCTCCTGTTCCGATGTTGCCACCACCAGTCCCTGTAACTCCAAGGTCTTGAGGTTCGTCAGATACTCCTTCAGGGCTTCCCATAACTCCGGATTGTTCGTCAGGGGAGACAGCCTCGCTGCCAGTTGCTTGTCCAACATTATTTTGCATTCCTATTATTTGTGCAGCAATTGCAGCTTCTTCTGGGTCATTGAGAATCTCATCAGGATCAAGATCCAACGAGTAAGCCAACTCAGAAATAAGCTTAGACATTTTAACAAATGGAGCAACCGCTGGGTTTTGGGCTGTTTGCAAGAACATCGTTAGTCGTTGACTTCGAACTTCTTTTTGCATTAAGCTGTTTGTACCCATAGCTTTAATTTCTAGATCACCTTGAGTATCTAAGTCACCCTCAAAGAACTGCATGTTCCATTGAAAATATGATTGGCCTAGTGGTCGAAGCAAAAAATCATCTAAGTTTTTTACAACAGTTTTAATATTTAAAGATGCAGCACCTAACAACATTGACATACCTGACGCTGTTCGAGTCATGCTTTGAACACCTGTCATGCCGTGAGAGTAACTTGGAATGCCTGTTTGTTCGTCAGCTAACTGTCGGAACTTGTCAAACATCATCATGTTTTCTTGTGAGGTGTTAGGAAACTTTAAGCCATGGATACTTTGACCCGGAACGCCTGCTTGTCGTCGGAAGATTTTGCCGGGGTATACTTCCATACTTTGACCACCAGCAAGCATAGATTCATCTACTTCAAATACTAAACTTCCAGATAATGCTAAGTTATCAATAGCCATACGTGCATGACCGTTCATGACCTGCTGACTGTCGTTCATGTTTTCTGCAATACCGATACCAAAGAAGCTATATGGGTTTCGCTCATATGGAAAAGCATGGTAAGGAATGCGCATAGGTGTAAATGGATTAACTACTGCGCGAAGTACAAGACCGTTACAAACCCATGCATTAATTTGAACTTCATCAAGATCATCAATGTCGTCTGCAATATCCATGCCTACTTCACGAGCGTACTCTGCATCCATAATGCCCCAGTATTCTAGTACTTCATACTGACCACTACCATAATCATTTGAGCGCTGATCATCTTTTAACTCATGCTCGTAATCACGCTCAGTGTAATTAGGTCCAAGAGACAATACTTCACGAATAGCATCTTCATCAAAATATGGAAGCTTTGTTAATCCTCGAACTTGAGACTTGTTTAGTTTGTGGCGGTGAAGGACATACTCACATTCATCTAGGCTAGTAGCGCTAGGATCAGGGAAAAAGTCCCAAATAGAAACAAACTCAATGCGAGGTACTCTGACAAATAGCGGGTTATATTCACGCTCTCCTGTTTCTTCGCTGTTTTCCCAGCGGTGTAAAGTCTTGTTATAATTAAATGGGCCTTTAATAATACCCGTTCCAAATAAACACGATTCAAAAATTGCATTGCGAAGTTCGCTTGAGCCATTAGACTCATCAATCTGATCATGAATTAGCTTCTCCATGTTCCGTGCCGCTTCTTTAGCTGGAGAAATTTCTAATATTTGAGGGTCAGGATGAGGACCATCCTCAAAATTATCAATGTTTTTTTCAATAGCTTCTTCTAAGAACTTTGAAGTTTGGTATGTAGCTCCGGGCTTTAAAACTTTTCCATCACCGTCAAAGCCTACATCGAAGGGATTTTCTTCTTCGACTTGAACTCCAGTGGGCGTAGCCGCACTTGTTTCAATTCCGGGTGCTGATTGGTTTGCAAGGTGCATATACTCTGCAACACCTTCGGGAATGTCTGTAGGGCTAACGCCAATAGGAAACTTCCCTGTTCCAAAGATAACATCAATTAGCTGTCCGTATGCTGCTAATACTTTTGTTTTTGTAATTTTGATAAAGACTCTAGATTTTTCGCTTTCACGGAAAGGAATACCTTTTGGGTACACGCCACGAAAGTTGTGGTAGGCATTAATCCAACGGTCTTCGTCGTGTTCACGCGCTTGTTCTGCGCTGGTGAAACGAGCTTCGATAAGTCCTGCAAGATTAGACTTAAGGCTTTCATTTAACTCAACATTAAGACCATCTTCATTTTCCACTTCTGTGAAATAAAGACCGTCTGCATTGTCTAACATGTCGTCGCTCATATATTAATAACCAAATGTTGAATCGAATGGCTGAAAATGTTGTTCTCTCTGTAAGGAGCGTATTTGACTTAACGGATCATTTATTCGTGGCCTAGACATAATTAAATACCGCAATGCATCATAAGCGTGATCCGAAGCATGTGTATCAACATCTTCAGGGTTGTTTCTATCTAATGGAATACCTTGAAGCTCTCTAATTAAGTTTGGACAAGTGTTGAATATTTGCATTCGTGGTCGTCCTGAGTGTTGAACTTTAAGATGTTCGTGTATTTGTATTTTTCCTGCAACTCTATTTTTGTCGGCTGGTCTTAATTTATGACCCCCTTGTATTAGCGTCTCTGCAACTGTTGGGCCGGTTGTTCCAGTTCGTGACCAACATGCCGTATCTAATACGCCTCTGACAGAAACTGGATCACTTAGTTCCATATTTGTCAACATTTCTGACAACTCTGTCGCTAAAAGACCCTTTCTATATAATTCTCTATAAACAATCAGCGTTCCATCGCTGGGGTCAAGTGCAGCCCAAACACACGCTGATTCAGATGCATACCCATAGTCAAGTCCTTTGGTTCGTTCCCAGTGAAGTGGGATTTCAAACGGCTCAATGACATGAAGATGCCTATCAAACTCTGTAAATGCTGCGCCTTCTGAAATTTCCCAGTTGCCTTCAAGAAGTTGTTTGCGCTGGGTAGGCGGCAAGCTTTTTAGCATTTGTTCGTATCGGCCATCTTGGGCTAGATACGGATTATCGTTCAATCGAGCAGGAATAAACTTTCGTGTAATTCCGTCATCACCTACGTAAGACTCATTTGGTGGTGATGAAGCAATATACCTTTTCTTAACCCAATGCGCCCCTGAACCGCCGGGGTTAGCTGTACAGCGCATGTAAGGCGTTATTTCTGAGTCGGTTGTACGTAATCGTGAAGCTAAGTAGTTCCAAGAAAATTCGGTTGGGAGATGGGTAATTTCGTCAAAGCCTATCCAACTGTATGCTTGTCCTTGATAACGATATACGTCTGCATCTCGTTCTAAAAAACCGAATTCAACTTTTGCACCGCTTGGAAAATTCCAAAGCTTTTCTACTTCACGATATTTACAACCGGGGAAGGCTTTGGGGTAGAGTTCACGAGATTTGTCGATGAGTTCTCGTAACTCTGGCATAGAACGCCGCAGGATTAATGCTCTATGCGCTGCCCTGTGTGCAAAACGAAGTGGGTCAACCAACATCGCATAGCTTTTGCCTCCGCCAGCCGCACCGCCATACAATACATCTGTTTCGCCTGCAGCCAAGAAATCCGTTTGTGGTCCCTCGTTGGGACTAAATATAACATTCTCTTTTAACTCTGATTTGAGTGCGGGAGATGCTTCTTCAACGAATGTATCTTCGACAACTTTACTTTTATTGTTGTCTTCTAGTAAGTCTAGGGCTTTTTCAGTTTGTTCAACAGACTTTTTGTATCGTGATATTGCGGAACGTGCCTGCGCTATCTTTTTCTTTTTTGTTCTTACTTTTTTTGAAGCTTCTTGTTTTGCTTTGGTCTTTGAGTGATAATTGTATCCTCGACCTTTAGCGCCTTTAGGTCTTCCCGGTTTTTTCTTGGGAGTGCCATCGGTTTTTAAAATAAAAGAACCGTCTTCATTTTGTAAGTAGTTTTGTGGGTTTAAATCCCAATCATCTATTTCTTTATCCATCTTTGTTTACTATTTTTTGTAAGCCTTGATGAGAGATAGAGCGACCAGTTTTATGGGTCAACCACAACGCACCCTCGCGTAGAGACAAAGATTTTGATTTAATCATCGGTAGTATCTTGTTTAAAGCTTCAAGTTCGCTGGGTATCTCTTCGATGTGTTCAAAATCATTATCTACTAACTTATAACCAAACGGTATTGTACTACTAGTGCGTCTCTTCATATTCTACATCTTCAATGACTGTAGGAGCTTTAGCGGGCAGTATGAATAAACCACTTGGTGTTTCAACTTTAACATCTAATCTTTCTTTCTTTGCAACTCCTACACGGTCTAGGAGCGTCTGTGCGGCCTGTAGGCGCATATTAGCTTGTGGGATAGGCTCATCACTATCCATAACCTGAACGAGCTTCAGCGCGGCTTTAGGGGCGTTTACGGCCAACACGCCTTCTGCTAGATCTAGGATTTCAGACTTGAGAGCTTTTACAACAGCTGTGTAGCTGCCGGGTGCATAGCCTGCTAGTTCTGCAGCCTTTCGTGCATCTCCCCCACAAGCTATAAGACTGTCAAGAAAGTCTTGTTGTTTTACTGTCAATTCTTTTTTAGTTTCCATGTATTACATTATATACCTATATAGAGTCTTTGTCAAGAACTATTTTTATCTTTTTTTGGTATTATTTCATTGACAAAATTGAAATACAGGTGTATAATAATATTTGTACCCCCAGAGGTACATATATATACATCTACTCGCCCACTATCGTGGGATACTCTTTAAAGGCCGGTGGGCCTTTTTTAGTATATGGGGGTTTTAAAGGTCGGTGGGGCAAACTAGTAGACACTCCAAAACCTTTGGAAAATGTTTGAGCATGTATATATATACGGGGGAGGGGGTATGGGCACCTGCGTACCCCTACATGACACGCACAAGCCTCCGAAGACTTTGAAAGTCTTTGTACACACACGCAAAAGGCTCCAAAAATTTTAGAGTCTCTAGTGGACAGTCTCCAAAAACCTTTAGAAATCTTTAAAGATTTATAACTCGATTCAAAAAACTCCAATGATTTCAACGACCTCCAATATATTCTATATTGAATAGAAATCCTCTGCTGAGTTTTCCTCGCTACGCTCGTCTCATGCGCTCTTTCACAACCGCATAATGCGCAGGGAAAGCAGTTGACCCCACAAAATTTTCATGCCCTTAATGGAATGGCAACAGCGACAGAGCGTTGCTTCAAACCTAAAACCATTACGGAGTAATGAACATGAGCATTTCAAACCTTCAAAAATCAGAGATTTTCGTTAACGTTGATGGGAATCGTACAGCATCCACACGACAGCTTTACGCTGTAGCAAAGCACTTTGGTAAGGTCGGTGGCAAAACAGCGTCTGAGTCTTACAGACTTTCCAAGGTCTTCAGCGCCATTCTGCTGAAGTTTCAGGCCGAACACACCGAAACACCAATCACTCATGCAGATGTGGTTCGCTTCTTTGAAGCTGAGACGGTTCCAAAGAAGTTCACTAACATGATGACTTCTAAGCCTGTCAAGGCTAAGAAGAACAAGGCTGTCATCAAGGATACTCCGAAGCCGAAGGCAACCACCGTTAAAAAGATTCAAGCGGATACGTCAGAACTCTCTGAGTTCAAATCACGGTTTGATGCCATCACAAAGCGACAGGATGCAACCGATAAGAAACTTGCTACCTTCGAAGCGAAGCTCGACATCATCATGGCTTACCTCGAAACTGACCCTGATGCTTAATCAGGGTTTTATAAACTTTTAATTAATCACATACGGAAATAAATATTATGAGCATCTCTAAATCACATGGCGAAGCCATCTCAATCGCAGTAACAGCATTAGTGTGTAGTTATATTGATCAGCTAGATGGCGAAGATATTTCTAAAGTTTTAGAAGATCGAGACGAAGCGACGAAGCGCCTAATAGAATTAGGTGTCCCACGAAACAAGGGATACTCTCAATGCTCTAAAAGAGGCCAAAACCTTTCGTTTGAAGTTTGGAAAAAAGTAATCAAAGCGAACGAGGAATAATATTATGTATGTCATGTCTGAATGTAATACGTGTAAGTCTTTACAGACTGTCGATGTTCCCGAAGAATCGTGGAAAGAATATAAGACAGACCGCAATGCCTTGGTTCAAAATATATTTCCTTGGCTAGATGCGGATGATCGTGAAATACTTATTGGGGCTGATAGCGGCGTTTATCACTGTCCGCCTTGCTGGGAAGCGATGATACCTTGGGATGAGGAATAATATTATGTTACAGGTAAATGATGTTTGCCAAACTGAAGAATTTGGTTTAGTTTGGATTCGTAATATTTATTACTGCGAGGAATCGTGGTGTGAAATAATTCAAGCAAGGCCCGTTGATGCGGGTCTCGACCACCCCTTAATTTCTTTTATACGTGAGGATTTAGAATATGTACTATGACCCAACTCTTTTGCTAGCGGCTTTTGCCATGACGGCAATCACAGCATACGGTATAGGTATTATTGTAGGAGTATATATACATGATCGAGTTTAACATTGGTTATGCATTATTATTTTTGTTTACTGGAGTTATCTTGACAGCTTGGCTGACCATTGATGACGATGAGTTTGATAAAAAGTTTGAACGCCATCGAAAATCCAGATTTGAGGACGAAGAAATATGAAAGAATATATTCTTGAAAAAGAACACGGGCCATTTGGTTGGGCCAAGGTCATGACCACAATATATTATGAAGAGGCCAAGGTTGAAGCTGGGCGCAGAGCCTTGAAAGAAAACGCACGTTATCGTGTACGTGAGATAAGAGATATTATTGTGTACGAGTATTCGGCAACAGAACTAAAAACTTATTCGCCTTCAACGCGAGAAGCTTTATCTAATATATTTAGGAGAGACCCTAATGAAAAGTTTGAGTGGGAAGACGGCTGTTGGTAATCTACAAAGAGTCAAGAAATTAAATTACGAACGCAAGGTACGTTACTGCCTTGACGACGACGATTTCTGTGGTATCTTAGTAGAGGCGTGGGGCGAGAAGCTCAATCAGTCTTGGACGATGGTCGATGTCTACGAGTTCCACGAAGCAGTGACAAATTCAGATTTAAGTGTAAGTAAATTTTTACAGGAGATAGGCAATGTATAACATTCACGGCACAGCAATACAGCAATATGCTCAAGAGTCTGCAAATAATTTATCCAACGTGATACTCATGGTGGCTCTCAGTATTCAGCAAAATTGGTCAACCGTAGGTTATCAGATGAAAGATGTTCAGGCCGAAGGCGGCGGCTCACGATTCTTGTGGGGCAACAAAAAGAAAACATACAAGTATCTTCAAGCTCGTAAACATTTTATGTATGGTCAACTCATGGCCGTTGTAAACTCTAACAAATCTGAAGCCGATAAAGCTGCAACACTCATGCGAATATTTCTTAGGGTGCCGGGGCTTGGACTCGCTAAAGCTGGATTCGTTTGCCAGTTGACGGCGGGGCTGGTCGGTTGTATCGACACTCATAATATTAGAATGTATGGCATTGATGAAAAACATTTGAAGCTTCCGAATACTTTGAAGTCTGAAGATCTTCGACGCTCAAAAATAAATCAATATGTAAATATCTGTCACAGTATTGGAACCGAACAACTTTGGAACAATTGGTGTAATTTTCTGGGAGATAGAGACAAATCGTGGAACAATGGCTTTGAAGTCTCTGAAGCTCATTACAATTATTTAGTACAATGAGGTGTAACATGACAACATTATCTGATTTAGTTTGTGATATTGAACTTGAAATCGCTTGTTTGTTAGATGATCTTAAAGTAGATACTTTAGAAGAAGATGTAATACGTTTACAAAAAATGATGGTAACACTTGCAAATGATTTATACCACAGAGGGCTAGTAGAATGAAAACATATCAAGTATTTATGACAAAGGTTTACGAGGTTCGAGTGAGGGCTGAGAGTCGAGACCATGCCGAAGAATTGTTTGATGAGTTTGCAGACTGGGATGAGTTTTTAAAAGTACACACGCTCGATGTAGAACTGTGCGATGATTTCATTTTGGAGGACACCGATGCAGAGTAGAAACCTTAAAATTGCTTTAGATATAACTGTAGATTATATTTATGACCCTTATGATAAGTTCATAGAGCTTGATGCTGTAAGACTGGATAAGTATCCAGAACTAGGAAATATTTTACCAGTTATTACCGACGAAGATTATGATAATATTATAAGGGCTGTAAATAGATTAGGCAAGGAGTGGGGTCAGCCATGAGAACTGAAATTTTATGGGAATGGGAAGAAGCTTTTTGTAAGTTTGGATTTAATGATGGCGATGGTCCAAACTTTACCAACGAGGTCGCTACGTTTATAAATTATTTAGGGTATTTAGCGGAGCCAGATAACTGGGGTATACATAATTATATGATTATGAGTATCTTAGATAAAGATGGTAATGAGTTAATGGATGAAAAAAAAATTAGAATTGGGTATAGTAATCCAAGAGATTATCTTCCGCCTGAGTTAGTAAATAAATTAGACGCACAGTTTCCAGCGGGGTGAGCCATGAGAAAAGATTTTAGATTAAGTTTATTAAAACAGGCGTGGGAGTTTAGTTTTTCTCACGACAAACAGATAGCTATCGGTGTTGAGAAGATGTATTATAAAAGATATTTCAAAGATGAAGTAGATAAATACTTGGACTATCTTGATGCCTTCGAGATGCTGTATAGAAAAAAACATGGGCGTGATTGGGCTTGACAACAATCGACAGTCGTGTTACCTTGTAATGGCCTCGAAGCAGTGGGGCTTTCAAACTACCAAACTCACAGGAGAGTGAACATGAATACAGGAAAGTTGTTTAACAAAAGCTACATGATTCGTAAGCGTAAGATTCAAAACCGCTTTGAGATTTCAAAAGGCGAATGTTTTTACAGTTTTCAGATTGGCAAGTATGGTTTTTATCTTCAGCATTCTAAGTCGCGTCCAGTCGGCTTCCGAAAGCTTGTAGATATCCCACGCCAATTAATCGTTGAACGTGCAGCATAACGGGAGAATGCACATGAATAATATTGTTAATATGTTTAACTCTAACGCCTCCGATACTTTCGGGGGCTTTGGTGACGCAGATTTTGATATCAAAACAACGCCTGTCTTGTTTGATGTTGAGCAAGAAGAAGGTATTTTTCAATTACGTGAGGCAGATAAATATGTTACCTATCGAACAGATACAGGTTCTTGTTTAGGTATTCATTCGGCCCGTCACAAAGCAGTAGCCCCAAAGGATGTTATCAAAACTGCGCGAGAAATTATATTGCGCAGTGGCTTGAACACTGAGGGCATCACCGAACAGATCGCAGTGAGTCACGAGGGCGCAAGATCTTTTGTAAAATATAAGTTGCCTGCTCATACTTATGAAACTCCAGACGGCGATACAGCTTCACTGGGCTTGCTGGCTACAACATCTATTGATAGTAGCTTTCCGTTTGTCATCAGTGCGGCGGCTATCCAACAGGCCTGTACTAATCTTCAAGTATTTATTTCTGGGGAGGTTGCAGTCTTCAAAGGTAATCACACTCTTAACTTGGATCTTGATAGAGCTTCAAGAACTATTGTAAAATCTTTAGATTTCTTTACAGAAGAGCGTGAAGTTTGGAAGCGTATGTATACAACTTCAATGGAACCTATCAACGCTTGTTTAATGTTTGCTGAAATTGTTGGTATTGGTGATCAAGTACATGATCTTATTTTTGATGAAAGGATAAGCCCTAATGAAATTGGACGAGAGCTTAAAAGAACTAATTCAGGCTACAATTATTTGTGGAATGTTTATTGTAATACTTACGTACCTCGATTGGGTAACACAGAGTGGGCTGCATATAACGCAGTAACAGATTATACGACCCACGCTGACAATGTTCGTAACAAAGATACCCTTGCTTCAGTGCAGTTCAAGAGACAGCAAGATTCTATTTCAATTCTTCGTAATTTTTTAAGGGCGGCATAACATGGCTAGAGTTTATATTGTCGATGATATTCCTATTGATGCTACAGACATTGAATTAAAAAATGCAAAAGAAGTAGTTGATATAATGGAAAACAATTATATTTCAATTGTTGATATACTAAAAATTCATTGCTGGGAGCTTCCTGATTTTCAGGAGGCCGCACGACAGTTAGATATAGAGTATCGCCCCGTCTGTACGACAGGCGCAAGTCTTTTAATGCTATTTAAAAAGATGGGGGTCGCAGAACAACGAGAGTTTTTGTCTATGATTACAGATTCAATTATTAGTTATTATAGATCTGATTTAACTTTGCAGTTGCCCAATGAACTGCGTTAAAATATTTACAGCACTCAGCCTCATTGTGGGGCTGGGTAGCTGTGCCAGTTCAGAGGAAAAAGAAGAATTTATCTGCTTAGATTATAAGTCTATTCCAATCATGGAAGAAAAGTGCAGGCCATTCTACGGCACTTTGATCTGCATGGAACAAAAAACTGTTAGGCTTATTTGCACTCGAAAGGAAAAGCTAAATGGGAAATGAAGGAAAAGGAGACCCAGCAGTTCGCGCTCTGGGCCGCAACAAACCAGATAGGAACTGGTATCCTGATAACTTTGATTGGTACTTAAAGTGGGTTGCATCTATTGTAGTTCTTTGTAGTTTAGCTTTGAGGTCTGCTGGTCCAGAGTATAGGATATACGATCTTATGTTTGGTACAGTAGGGATAGCCTTGTGGACTTGGGTGTCTGTCATCTGGCGAGATAGGGCTTTGATAATGTTAAACGGCATATCGTTTTTTATGTTAGTAGTAGCACTGATAAAGGAGGTATAGATGAAAGACTTTTTTGCTCGTAGCATGACGGGGTTTTTTAAATGGATGGCAGACACTTTCTTTGCTAAAAGGTATGGACATCGTGCCGTAGTTCTTGAAACAGTAGCGGCTGTTCCGGCCATGGTGGCTGGGATGATGTTACACCTTAAAAGTTTACGGCGGCTTCGGCGTGGCTATGATCCTTATATAGATCAGATGCTTGAAGAAGCTAAGAACGAGCGTATGCATCTTATGTTTTTCTTGGAAATTGCACAACCGAATGCGCTTGAAAGATTTTTAATTACTGCAGCCCAGTTTATTTTTTGGCATTTTTACCTGCTGCTGTACATTTGCTCTTCCAAAACAGCGCATCGTATGGTAGCATACTTTGAACAAGAGGCAGTTAATAGTTATACTGAATACTTAAATCTTGTAGAAAGCGGCAAAGTAGAGGACGTTGTTTGCCCAGCCTCTGCCCGTAACTATTATGGTCTTGGACCAGAAGCAACACTAGCTACAATGATTCATTATGTCAGGGCTGATGAGCAGCGTCATGCCGATGCTAATATGAAACTATCTTTATGAACCACGAGGAGTCATAATCCTCTAGTGTGACTCGCACGATTGAAGTAAGCTTATAACTTACAGGGTTGCAACTATGCAGAAATAGTCGTGATGGTAAGCGTTAAAATACACTTGTCGTTGTTGACTAAGTGGAGAGCGATTGTTAGTGATGTCGGCAGACGTGTTACACTAACCAGCAGAAGTCCGGAGTGTCAGCCACTTAACTTTATACTAGGAGGAACTATGCTTGAAGCAACCGATGTTGAAGCAATTATTTCAGACCTTGTGTTTATGAATATTTATTGCAGCGAAAGCCCAAACTATCCTGCAATACTCAAAGG